GAGCAGGCATTCAGGAGAGCCGGCTGGACGATATGCGATGTTCATGCATGCGGAGAGAATGCGCCCGATCTTTTTGTGTCCAAGCGCGGATGCACGATAGCGATAGAGTGCAAAACCGGAAAGCGTTTGCGGGAAGATCATCAGATTCACTGGGCTGATATGTGGCAGGGGAGCTATCTGTGGGGTAGTGATCCACTGGTGCTGGTTGAGAGGGCGGAGGGAATACTGGATGGAAAGCAGCCATTGTGATTTCAAGCGCTGGGAAGCGATTTGCATGATGTACATCCCTATCCAGTCAGTCTGGTGGGCATGGGACAGGGATATTAGGTGGGTAGTAACCACAGGAGAGACACCAGAAGAGGCTCTCTGTGTACTGCGTGAGAGGTTGGCTTCGCTGGGTGATGATGCACCGGAATGGGTGAAGGCGTAGTGGTAGTATCCGCCGGCCAGCCTGTGGGCGGAAAGTGGTGACTGGTATGATAATCGCTAATGGGGAGCGCTGGCCCTCCCCAATCACACACAGGAGATTAAAAAATGACATCTGGAATAATTACTGAGTGCTGGCGAGTAAAATGCATTAACTGCGGGCAAATCGTGACTGAGGAAACGATTGACTTCCTGTATGCAGTGCTGGTGGCCGATGGATGGGAAGATCACGGCAACGGGTATGAATGCCCGATGTGCAGCTTTGCAAGTGACAACGACATTGACGATAGTGAGGTGAGTTATGCCTGAGGTATCGCCAGAGTACAAAAAACGCATTGTGGAAAAACTTGGTTTTGCGCCTGTTGACTGCCTGCATGAAAAAAAATATCATAATGGTTGTTGTCGTTTTCTGTCTCTCTGTGTTGAGCGGCAGCAATCCGGCGATTGCGTCATGTGCGAACTGTCGGATGATGAGGCGGATATAGACAGATACAGAATCATAGAGGGGCAAAAAGACATTTATGAGGAATACTGGGGGTACAAAGCCAGAGACGAGTACGATCCGTTTGAGGGAATAATTCGGGAGCTTCCACAATGGGATTAGCTATGGAACTTCCACAGGAGTTTTGCCGTCCGCAGATAGTACGCTCATGGCTTGAAGCTGGATGCCCATCATTCAGCGATTGGGCGATTCAGGTTAGCCACGAACTGACACGCAAATTTCGCAGGCCTGTTCAGGTATCGAACAGAACACTTTTAGGCAGGACACAAAGGGAGCTAAAAAGCATGGGAAAGACGATCAGCCAGTATCGGTATGAGGTAAAAGAGATCAAAAAACCAGCACCACCAGCAGCTCCAAAACCACTTCGCATGGAGGCTGCTGTTTTCGATATCGAGACACTGGATTTTGAAACCTGCGGATATGAGGGCTCGCTGCTGGTAACGTGCATACTGGATATGCATGCTGACGAGCCTGAAATTTACGCGATCAGATTTGAAGATCATGGTGATGATCGTGCACTGCTAACTGAGGTTATTGATGCGCTTGGCCAGTACCAGTTTCTGATTGGTCATAATATTGCCTCTTTTGATTTCAACTGGCTGATGTCCCGGCTGATGTATCATGGTATGGACACGCCCCATGCGTGGGAGTATTTCGACACCTATCAGGTTGCTAAAACACTCGCCATCAAAAGCGGACGTAAGAGTCTGGCATTTTTAGGAGATTTTTTCAGGATTGACAGTTCAGTAAACGAGAAAACGGCGATTTATCCTACTTCGTGGTCTATGGCCAGGAGCCCAAACGAAACAGAGTTTGGCACCATGATCGCTAACTGCGTCGATCACTGTGTCAAGGATGTTAAGCGCAATCGCGATCTGTTCTGGGCGATGTATCCGTATGCGATGAGGACTGGATCGCAGCCGTGGAAGATCACAAAATGGCGATGATCTGGCTATCGCCAAACAATGAATTCCCCGGTCCCCGTGGTGGGTGGGAAAGCTGTGTTTTACCAGCAAACATCGAGCATTACGTCAATTACCTCCTGTGTTTTTTAGCTGTGTGGTGGGCCACTCCTGACGACGGAGGGTACGAGCAGTGAATCTATCTAATTTCCGATATGGTGATATAGTGCGCTTTGACAATGGCCGACCTGGCGGTGGATGGTGCACTGTCTGGTATGTCGCCTGCTCAGGGAAAATTGTCATTGTTGTTGATGGGCTGGGTGGAATTAAGTACCCCTTGTTTGTCGATCAGAGGAACCTTCATTTTGAGGCGCGCGGTAATGGCGCGGGAATGCCGTCATGGGCGCGCGATGAGGCAACAATACGTAAGAGCAAAAAAACCGGCACAATCCCCCGTGATTTTCAGAACAGATTGTTACATCATAAACCCGCACGAGTATAGAATCGGTAGTATGCTATAATGAATACAAATATCAGTGCTATTGCGTATGTTGTGTACAGCACACTGTGCGAGATTGGAAAACCATCTGGCAGTGAGAAGCTGGATATTGAGCTGCTGTACAATGGGTACGATCTGAGCAGGCGAACAATTCAACGCAGGCTTTCGGAGCTTGAGAATGCCGGACTTGTATACAGGCCATCACAGCGCTCTGGGGCCGGGACACTGTGGGCGATAACTGAGAGAAAAACAGAGTATGAGCGATAGCAAATCAGCATATACGATTGAGTTTCAATGTACAGTAGAGAAGGTTACAACACTGGCAGATGGCGGCTTACGTGTCAGCTTCGATTTACCAGAGGATGCCATAGCCGAGGCAGCGTTGCTGATGGAATGTAAACGAAACGCGATTGTGCTATTTTGCTCTCTGGCTACTGAAAAACAGGGGTAGAACATGGCATGGCAGAAGGGACAGAGCGGAAATCCAAAAGGTCGGCCACGCAAGCAGCGTGCTCTGACTGAGATATTGACGCGCGAATCGAATAAAACCGAAAACGGGATTTCGCACAAAAAGAAGCTGGCATATATGATGTGGCAGCTGGCGCGCTATGGATATGTGGAGTTTGATGACGGCGAACACCAGAGAGTGCTGCGCGTTCAGGACGTGCAGGAATGGTCAAACGCAGTGAAGTGGATTTACCAGCATATCGATGGAAGCACCCCCGCGCTTGGAATCCCCGGCGAGGAATCCGTTAGAAAAATCATAGTCGAGTATGTGGATACACTCCACGATGATGCAGATACAGATGAGCGACGTAACGATTAGCATCCCACGTCCTCACGTACATCAGCAAGAGGTTCTATCGTCACCTTCACGCTTCAAGATAGTGGCGTGTGGCAGGCGATGGGGGAAAACGACGCTCGGAACTATCATTGCTGCCCAGAGCGTAATTGAAGGCAGGGACGGGTGGTGGATAACTCCAACATACGCAGCGAGCATGGAGGTTTGGCGCATACTCAAATCAGTTTTATCCCCGATCATCAAGGGCAAAAACGAAACAGAGCGGCGCATAGAGGCGATAACGGGTGGCAGCATCACAATCAAGTCAGCAGACAGTGAGGCGGGACTTCGAGGGGCTGGTCTTAATTTTCTTGTTCTGGACGAGGCGGCAATGATTGACGAGCAGATATGGCAAGCGGCGTTACGTCCAACTCTATCAGATAAGCGTGGCTCTGCTCTGTTGTTATCAACACCGCGTGGCCGCAACTGGTTTTACCGGATGTACTTGCGTGGTGCATCTGGAGAACTGGACTATCAAAGCTGGAGATTTCCAACGTCTACCAGCCCAACGGTGACACATGAGGAAATTGAGGCGGCACGAAACGAATTACCAGAAAACATTTTTCATCAGGAGTATCTGGCAGAGTTTACAGAGGATGGCGGCACGGTATTCAGAAATGTTCGTGACAGGATCAATCTGAGCGCTGAACATTCTCCAATACTCGATTCGGTCTATGTGATGGGAGTTGACTGGGCACAGATAAATGACTGGACAGTTCTGACTGTCATGAATGCGATTAACAATCAGGTAGTGGATATACAGCGATTCAATCAGGTGTCATGGCATGTACAACGAAACAGAATCTCTGCACTGGCGGATAAGTGGGGAGTTTGCTCAATACTGGCAGAACTGAACAGCATAGGAAGCCCCAATGTCGAGCAGCTGCAAAACGAGGGTCTGCCAGTTGTTGGATTTGAAACAACCTCGGACAGCAAAAACAAATTGATACAATCACTGGTGTTAGCGTTCGAGCGCGGGACAATCGGGATACTGGATGACGATATTCTGCTGAACGAGCTTGACAGTTTCGAGGCAACCCGGCTTCCATCCGGGAAGTGGAGATACAGCGCACCATCCGGGACGCATGATGACATGGTGATGTCGCTCGCTCTGGCGCACTGGTGCGCAGTGTCAGGGATAGGGGGTACTGGAAATGGGGAGATCAGATACAGCCAACCATACACATTCAGCAATTCGCCTTATTAGCGATTTGCTTGGGATAGCGATAACGCATGACGAATGGGAAAGCATGGGCGAGTTTAAGGGGGCAGTTTTATACCCTGACGACAACGATAAAAGCTGGTTACAAAAACAAAAAGAACAGGACATGGAGATATGGCGCAGAGGAAAACGATAATCAGGAAAATTTTTGATTGGCTGTGGGGTACTGATGAGCCGACAAAAATCGACGGCGGGATTTACGACGGTGGAACGATAGACCCACAGCGTAACACCATCATGGATGGGGTGATGTATACGACACCTCCAGTTATGCCCAGCGTGATCAGGAGCGCATCTCCTGCCGTTCAGCGCGCATTCATGGAGGCGAGCGACCCGTTTCGTGCACAGATGGGAACGCCATATTCCACAGGCAGTAACTTTTTGGAGATTGGCTATTCCGATCCACTTTGCGAGTGGGATTACAGCACACGCAGGTACATACTGGAGCAGTGCCACCTTGCGTGGGAAAGAAACCCACTTGCGAAGTCGGCGATACAAACAATCAGAATGTTCACCGTGCAGAACGGCTTTTCTATCAACTATCGCAATAATCAGGTGAAGGATATTCTGGAAGGTTTTATCGATGATGAGCAGAACAACGTCGCCGCCAATGACAAGGCATTTCTGGAGACACTGCTCATCGATGGTGAATTGTTCTTGCGAAAGGCACGCTCTGGTGGCCGTCTGGTGATTGCCCCAATTCCAGCGTGGGGGATACGCGAGATACAGTGCAACCCCAGCAATGTGCATGATATTTATCAATATCATTATTTACTGACAACGAACGACGGTGTGAATACAACTGTCACTCACGATGAATGGATACCTGTGGAGGATATACTGCACGCAGCCATCAACCGCCTGCCATACGAACAGCGTGGGCGGCCAGACATTTTTAATGTTCTGCCGTGGCTGCGGGCGTACAAAAATTGGATCGAAGACCGGGCACGACAGAATGCTTTCCGGGGTGCGATCTACGATGTAACCGTGCAGACTAACAATGCCAGTCATCTCGCCGCCGTTCTGTCGCGATACAGAAAGCCCATGATGTCGGGAACTGTGAACGTACACTCAGACAAAGAACAATTCTCTGTTATGCCGCAGGACGTCCGCGCTGGTGACGCTGCTGAGGATGGACGCCAGATAAAACTCATGTCGGCGGTCGGAATGGGGCTGCCTGAATACTTTTTGTCTGACGGCAGTAACGCGAATCTGGCCAGTGCAACTGCGCAGCAGCTGCCAGCGCTGCGCAGGTTTGGAGAGTATCAGGACATCATGAAAGAGTGTGTTTGGATGCCCATCCTGCGCGAGCAAATTGCTGTTGCGATTGATGCCGGCATGTTACCTGAGTATGTTGAGGAGCAGCGAGCGGATGGTACGCCTGTTGCCGGCGCTGAGCCAATTGACGCAATGGATGCATTCGACATCATATACCCGGAGCTTGAGGGTACAGACCCGGCAGCGCTGCTCAACTCTCTGATGATGGCAGTGAACGCAGGACTGATCAGTGAGCAGACTGCGACAGGCCTGATGCCGTGGCCGGTTGACTACGCAGTTGAGCAGGAGCGCATTGAGGCTGAGCGTCAGGGCTCGCTGGGCAGCATGCAGAATTTTCCTGTACCGCCTGCCCAGCCCGAAGGCCCGGAGCAGCCAGATGATGAACAAACGGGAACGAGCGATGTTGACATAGACGATCAGGATGATGACTAATGCCCAGCGTAAAGGCCAACATGTGGGCTGGCGACCGATACGTTCAGGGGCATATATATGCGCTGGAGAACTGGGCGATCAAACAACTGTATGAGGAGTACAGACGCGCATACTACTCGATGTCTGCTACGCTCGCGCAGGCGAACGACCAGTATCGTTTCGGGAGCAACGAAAAGTGGAGTGCGTCAGACCCAACATTTCGACAGCGTACAGAGTATCTGATGGGTCAAATCAGCATGGAGATGGGGCGGCTAACCAGCAACACGGCCGAGATTACTCTCGATGCTGCCATGCAGGCATTCTACTCATCATACGCTGGGAAAAACTGGGTAGCATCTATGGCTGCTGGCGACAGGCTAAAGATGCCCATCCTTCCCAGAGAGCTTGTACAGGCGCAGATTCTCGCCCCTTACGAGGGTGGAACTTTCATAGACAGATTTTACGCTAATCGCGGCGGGTTTGAGGATGGGCTACGGCGCAGTCTCGTACAAAGCCAGATTTTAGGTGAGGGTATCGACAAGGCGTCAAAACGCATAGCTGAGGAACTGGGGATAAATCTGTCTGCTCGTGGTGCAGTTCCCGGACGGCGCGCGATGAGTAATGCTGCCAGAGTTGAGATGATCGCCAGGACAGAAATAATCAGAGCATCAAACAACGCAGCGCAGGTTGTGATGGAAAACAACAGGGATGTTCTTGACGGGTGGTATCTGGGATTAGCGTATGATGATCGCACATGCGATATATGTGTACGTGCCAATGCGAACGACAGAGTGTACAAAATTGGTTCTGGACCACAGCCACCGCTGCACCCTAATTGCCGATGCACGCCTGTTCCTGTCGTGAGTGATAGCGACATCAGGGATAAAATTGTAGGTAGGCCACCAACGTTTAATGAGTGGGCATCCAGTAACGGGACTTTGGCGCAGTATGGGCGTTGGTTGACAACGTACACAAAACGCTCAGAATCGCCACCTAAGAAGCAGTGAGGATAAAATGACGGAACTTTATTACCTTCGGCTACAGTGTGATTTTTGTCTGAACGTTAGTCCTGAGATATACGAATATGCAGAATCACCCCACGGGTGGGTTACGCATGAGTATATAGACGATCAGGGAAAAGACATACTGGATTTTTGTTGTGACGATCATAAAAAGAAATGGATTGCCGAAAATGTTAATTCATCAGCTTAGATTAAAATGTGAAGTTTGCGAGGCGATTAGCGATCCCCTGACTGATTCGTCGTGGAAGTACACGTCGCTGGTGATCGCTCCTAATGCGAAATATCCCGATGGGTGGATCGCAAAGACAGTCATGTTTCCTCCTCAGGTTGTGCATTTTTGCAGCGAAAAACATCTGGGGCAGTGGGCGAGAAAGAACAAAGATGTTGTATTTACCGCATGAAGTTGCATGGATTTTGCTGGTTTGCGTTCCTATTGCGTATGGCCTGGGATGGCTGGCGGGAATGCGCAAGGGTGTTGAGATTGTTGTCCGACATTATCTCTACGAGCGACGTGCTGTCGAAAAGCCACTTCCTGACGCAGTTAGTGAGATGATAGAGGAAGTACGAGCAGAGCAGCAGGAGAAAACGCAGAACGCCGACAGGATAGACCCTGCGTATTTCAAGTGGCTTCGCAAGTTCAAGATGAGGGACAGCGCCGAGGCGCGCTCGCTGTATAAAAACAAAGAGTACAGGAAGGGTCTTGGCGGCGATGGATAAAAAAGTAAAAGATAACTTAGAGAAATATCCTCCCGGATCGTATCGAGCCGGCGTTCATGGGTGCACCTGTCCGGTGCTTGATAACCACTATGGCGATGGGGCATACATAAATCAAGATGGCGATAAAATGTACTATATCAGTGCAGACTGTGAACTGCATATCTGCCCAGCCGTCGATGACGCGGAACAGGAATAACCAGACCATTTTTTATTTGATAATGTGAGGTATCATGAAAATTTTGTGCTACCACAGAGTAACAGAAGATGTTGATAAAAGCGATCCGTACTCAATCTCCAGGTACGATCTGGAGATAAAGCTATCGCGATATTTGCACAGGGGGAAGACTATTGGAACCTGCGCAGACGTTGTGAATGGTCGGGTCGATATAGGTCTGTCTTTTGACGATGGAACAAACGACTTTTTTACGACAGCCGCTCCGCTACTTGAGCAGATGGGATTATCCGCTACCGTGTTTGTGGTTACCAGCAATGCCGGAAGTTTTGCAGCATGGATAGAAAGCAGCGGGCAATTTCTGATGGATTGGCGAGAGATATGCGATCTACACAGGCGCGGCTTCGAAATTGGTAGCCACAGCTGCTATCATCGTGTGTTGCCAGCACTGGAAACAGGCAACATCATAAGTGAAATTAACTCTAGCTTTAACAAAATTCTACGTGAAACTGAGTGTGCCCCGCTTGGGTTTGCATATCCATACGGGATTTTTGATGACAATGTCATGGATTATGTGATGAGCAAATACAGCTATGCTGTTGCTGGCAGCGATGGAATCAAGCACTGCAGCTATGCGATCCAACGGGAGGTATATAAGCAGGATGAATCCACGCGATCTATGCGATAGGTTCGCAAACAACACTGGATGGCACCTGATCACGAACGCGAGCGGTTTGTATGCAGAGAGCGAACAGGGGACACTATTGTTCAGGCTGTCGACCACCAGTCCCGGAATGCTGGATTTTTATGACAAAAAAACCCATCGCTATGTTCAGATAGCCGTTAATACACTGACAGAAATTACGAGAATGCGTTGATTTACGTGCTATAATAACGATATAGCTAGTGCCATAGTGCCCCCGTAAGGGGGCTTTTTATTGGAGGGTGTATATTGCCGTACAAAATAGTTCAGCGCGACGGAAAATATCTGGTTTACAAAATCGATGCAGAAGAGAATGCCATTGGCGATCCTCTGGGTGAGCACGACACAGAGGAAGAGGCGCAAAAGCAGATCGCTGCTTTGTATGCGTCAGAAAAAGCTGAGCAGGAAGAGCAGACCGAGAGCGTGAAACCTGACGCTCCGAAGAAAACCCGCACAGGGTACCTGTGCGAGATTACTGCACTGTCAGAAGCCACGATGGACGCGGATAATAAGCGCGTTCGTGTTACGCTCATCAGGCCAGGCTGGTCGGCGAATAATCGCTATTATGGACAGCCTATGTTAGCGAGAGCGGCCAGTATGTTTGAAAATGCGAAAGCCTATTTCGATCATCCCAGCAAGGCCGAAAGCAAAGACAGACCAGAACGCTCGGTGCGTGACATTGCGGGATGGTACAGCGATGTTAGGTCTGAATCCGATGGGCGTATCACAGCAGATTTGAATATCATTGCTGATAGTGCGATTCCGCTGATAAATGCAGCAATCACGCGAAACTCGAATCTAGCCGGACTGTCGATAAACGCTATCGGCATAACCACGATGGGAGAGGCTGACGGGAAAAAGGGTGTAATTGTTGAGAGCATCGAAGAGGTAAAGTCGGGCGATATAGTCACTACGCCAGCAGCAGGTGGAAAGTTCGAAGAGCTTCTCAATGCCAGCGTGAGTGATGGGATTGATATTATAAAAGCGATGCCAATGGCGGAGCTAATCGAGAATTTACGCGACGCAAGGCAGGATGTCATGAAAGCGCTACAAAAGGAATGGAAGGTGGCGCGTGATAGTGATGCGCTGAGGACTGCGCGCGAGGAAGTGAAGAAACTGGGTGACGCTGAGAAAAAACTAAATCAGCAGAATCGGACATTGCAGGAGGCACTCGACAGAGCCAACGCTGAGCTGGTCGAGTTAAAACGCCAGGCGAATGTCGACAGAATGCTCGAAACATCAAAGCTGCCCAAATCATGGAGGGACGCATTACGTGTGCAGATGTTGCAAGCACAACCTGATGGATTAGCCGCGCTGCTGGAAGCGGAAACTAAAAAATATGAGACTATGAGGCCAGCGATTTCAATCGTTGGCGCTGGAGCTAATGTGACGAATACCACATTGCCGGCGGCGCGGTTTAATCCCATTGCAGCAGCACTTGGCGCAACAGATAGTAATGCGATCTACAACAACTTTGAAGAATATATGAAGTCAAAGATTAAGGAGAGTAAATAATGGCTAACACAGCAAATGACGCGGTTTTAGCTGCTGTAGCGTATGATGACGCAGTAATTTTTATGTCAGCATCAGGCACACAGACGATCACTCGTGGTGACTGGATACTGGCAAGTGCAAGCTGGGCACTCAATGGCGGCAGTGGAGCAATCGGTTCTCCGGCCTATCGTGTATCGGCGCTTGGTATTGCGCTCGAAAACAATCCGACCTACAACTCCGTTGGGGTTGCAGTAAACAACAGCGGATTCAGCATCGCTCGACGTGGTGTTATGCGAGTATCAGCAGGAAACTCTGGCACCGCTCGTACTATCCCTGTAGGAACATATGTATTTCCACAAGGGACTGGCAGCGGGATTGTTGGTCAGACCGGGCGAACTGGTGTTGGTGTGTCATGGTTGACAGCGCCCCCAGTGTCTATATCTGGCAACCCAACAGGTGCTATGGCATCGGGTGTTGCAATCGTTATCGCTCACCCGGTTGGTGGCGATAGTGGTATCGGCCAGTTGGACATCGTGTTTAATCTGGCTACTAATGCTCCGTGGTTATAGGGGGATAAAAAAATGTTAGACAAAACAAAGGTTATTGAGATAATTGACCCTGTAGCGCAGGAGATAAAAGAGACTGTTATCGACCAGAGCGCGAAGCCTGTTTCTACTGAGCCGAATCCGTTCAACACATACAAAAACACTGCCGGCCAGCGGATGACACTGTCTGAGGTCGCAGCACTTACAACGTCACAGTTTCCATCGCTTCTGAAGGACGGCCTTCGTCCTATCCTTTATGAGACCTATGCGAACTTCCCGTCAACATGGCAGTTGTGGGCAGATCAGATGCAGTCTGATAAGCCGTATGAGGACTGGCTCGAATTTGACAAGATGGGGATTGCTCCCCTTGTTCCTGAGGGAGATGCCTATCCACACGTCAAGGTCGATTTTGACAGGACGGTGCAGATCAAGAATAACAAGTACGGGTTCATTCTGCCCATCACAAAAGAGATGATCCGCTTCGATCGTGTAAACATGATCCGGCAGCTAATCTCTGATCTGGGCCCGACGCTCGCTTACACTAAGGAGCAAAAGGCCTATGACGTGATCACTACTACTGCAAACTATGATCGCGCAACTACAGACTGCGCAGCGGGGGCAGTAAACTACTCGTCAACAGCGTTCAGCGCGACGGGTGTTATCACTGCACTAAATGTTCTGCGCACTCAGTGGGAAGCCACATCAGGGCGTTATCTGGGAGTTATGCCAGACACATTGATTTGTGGCCCTCAGCTGGAATACTATGCCAAGCAGCTGCTGCTCGCCGATCTGGTTGTGCGCCAGCATGGCAACACGAGCGCTGAGGTCATCGGAACCGGGCAGGAGAATCCACTTCGTCCGTATTTCAAGCAGATCATTGTTTCGCCTTTCATGCAGTCAACAGCATGGGTGGTAATGGAGGCCAAGAAGGCCGTGGTTGTACAGAACGTCGAGGGGCCGGAAATCATTCAGGCAACTATGACAGGAGACAATTACAACTATCTCAACTACGATGTGCTGGAATACAGGATCAGCGAGTGGTTTGGCGTAGGGATGCTGAACTCACGCTTTGCGTACTACTCAACAGGTGGAACTCCTGCGGTAACGTAGTAACATCCTAAAACTGAATAGAATAAGGTGGGGGTGAAATATCCCCCACCAAAATACACGAGGAAACTATGACATACACAAAAGAAGAAGCTCACAAGTACGCGACATTTCTATACGAGCTGAACGAGGAATTGCACAAGCTCGACCCGAAAGCGATTCGAGTGATTGATGGATTGCGTGAAGCACTCAGGCAGGGTGTTGTGGAAATGTTTGTCGGATTGCCGCAGCGAGTTGAGCCTGAGCAGTGGTTCAACAGCGCTCACCGTTCGGTATGGGCATCGCAAATTGTTGAGATGTACAATCGATACTATCACTCACCAAGTGCCGATGACAGGATCGCGGAGCTTGAGATTGCAGTATCAACGCTAACAGCAAAACTAAACGAAGCTGCTCGCGTGACTGAAGAGCATGAGCAGGAGCCGGCGGCAGAAGAAGAGCAGGTGGCCACAGCTGCTCCTGAAGATGATAAAGAAGAATCTAAAGAGCCTGATGTAGCAGGGGAAGCGGAAGAGACCGGATCGGAGGAATGATGGTTCACGTTTACAGTGACGACGATAAAGCGGGATGGATCATGAGTGGCGTGTCTGCTCAGGGGACTGCTACTACCGCAATTGATGCACGCGCAACTGTTGGAAATTTTACGGTTGATTGGTCTGCATCGGGGAATGGGCCATCAGGTGGAGCGAGCGCAATTTTTACGATACTTCACTCTCCGATTTCTGGCTGGTGGAAAACGGTCAGCACGATTACTGCTGCGGCTGCCGCCGGAACGAGCGCGCAAGGGCACATCATGTATACAGGATACCCTGGATATTTGACTTGCAGAGTTGATAAACTGTACAGCGCAGCCATGTCCGGTACTGGCAGCGTCTACATCTATTTCAGATCGGTGTATATCTAAATGGCACTAACGACTGGTGAGCAGGTCAGGTTGCTGATACAGGATCAGTTTAGATATGATACTGAAACTATCGTTGGTGATGGCACAGCGTCCGCTTTTAAGCTCAGGCAAGGACTTCCGCATTCTCAGTTATCTGCCAGTTCTACGGCGATGGTTGCAACCACAGCAGGGTGGAGTGCCACAGGCGCAACCATCGATCATAGATATGGGCGCGTGATCTTCTCTGGAGTTATCAGTGCCAACAGCGCTGTAAATGTCGGGTACTATTGGAGTGTATTTTCTGAGGATGAGATTGGTCATTACACGGCGATAGCTGGCAGCGTTAATGGCGCAGCGAGAGAGGCCATCAGGGCATTGATGGTCAACTATGCGAAGCGCGGGAAATGGGCTGCTCCCGACGGCAGCAACTATGATGACACGATGGCAATGCAAAATCTGAAAACCATCTACGATGATCTGGTAAGTGAGGATTTGGGGTCTGATAGCGCGCCTGAGGGTGGGGCTGCCAACTGGCCGGAAGAGCAGACATACTGGGGGTACTGACAGTGGGACGTTCTGATTTTGGCAGGATAGTGCAGCAGCACCGTGGGATAGCTGATAACGTGGGAGATACAGCGATATGGCGCAGACATATTGGTGCTGCTTCTGTTAGCGATATGGCACGTGCAGCTGGTGATGATGGTGCATCTACCTATTTCGAGCAAACGTGTACAGGGTTGTTCAGAACTGTTGTTTTTGGTGAGCAGCTGGTCAATGGTGGACAGGTGGTTGCAGGGGATGTCGTCGCTACCATTGTTGATGCAGTACCATCCCAAAATGATGAAATTGTGTGGCGTGGAACAACATACAGAGTAGAGAGTGACACGCTACCCCAGCAAATTATGGGCGCTAGCGGATACAGGCTATTGTTGCGCAGGGGTCAATAGCCTGTCGCTATCCGGCTTGTTCGCATGTTATAACTACAGTGAAAACTGTAGTTATTTTTTTGTGAGGTGGTATGGAAATATTAACAAAAGAAGACGGTACAAAGTACAAAATCGCCTGGGTCGGGGACATCGTTACGCCATCCGGGTTTGGGCGAATTGGTAACGAGGTATGCCGGCGATTGGTGATGAGAGGATGGGACATCATTGCGGCGAGTTACCAGTGGGGCGGGTATCCGTGGGCTGATCCCGCCGCGTTCCCATATAAGATTTTTCCTCTGGGCGGACGTGAGCCATTTGGTAATCTGGCAGGATGGATAGCTCAAGAGAATCCTGACATCGTTATTAGCTGTCAGGACTTTCCGTACGCAGAGACTATCTACAACAATCTCCGTATCGACTGGTCAACAAAATTGATGGTTGTAATCACACCGATTGATGGTGTGCCAATACATCCAAACTGGCTGGCACTGGTCGATGACGTTGATGCTACGATGGTTATATCTGAGTTTGGGGTTGAGGCGATGCGCATGGCTGGAAAACAGGTACACCTGCTGCATCCAGCTACAAACTCCAACGAGTTTTACCCAGCAGACAGCAAAGAAGAAGTTTTTTCTGTGAGAGAAAAAATTGGCATGCCCAGGGATGCGTTTGTAGTTGGATCGTTTATGATGAATCAGGGCAGAAAAGCAATTCCAGATGTGATCGAACTGTTCTACGAATTCTCTCGCGACAAAAAAAACACATTCCTGTATCTGGATATGGATAAAACATCCCCCGCTGGATGGGACATCCCCAGTGTGATCAAGCAGATGAACGCCGATCCATCCAAACTACTTTTTAAGGGGGATGCGTTCAAAGTCGGAATGACATCATTGCGTGACAGGTATCTGTTGTGTGATGTCACGTGTCAGCTAGCCCATAGAGAGGGTTTTGGGCTTCCGAACATTGAAAGCCAGGCGTGTAAACTACCCGTGATGGTGCTGGACTGGTGCAGTGGCAGCGAGATAGCTGGCGAAGAGCGCGGTATACTGGTTCGTCGCATCGATTACATGACACGAGGTACATGGGGAGGAGCAAGAGACGCATTCCCTGACATGAGAGACGCGCTCGCGAAACTGAATGCTGTTTATTATGATGCGGATTTGCGACAGAAGTTAGGGAACAATGGGTACAAATACGCTACCAGCTACACATGGGACATGGCGGCTGACAGTTTAGAGACTGTCATCAAAAATGCGATAAAGTTACGAAAAAGTGAAACAAAACAGAAAAACGAGGGAAATATATATGTGCCAGGAACAGGGCTCGCAGACGAAGGGGATAGTCGTGCCACTAGAGGCTACACTTCCACCCCCACCAACGCTGTCGATTGTCGTTCCGTATTACAGGAGCTTACCACAGCTGATCAAGCTGCTTCAGTCGATGATCAACACAGTGGCGATGGACAGGACACAGATAATCGTACAGGATGACTGTACCCCTGAGCATGATATACGCGATCTGCTGCGAGGGCCATTTACTATCAATCGCAATGCCGAAAATATCGGGTTTGCTGGAAATTGCAATGCAGGCGCTCAATTTGCAGACGGTGAGTGTATATGTTTTCTGAATCAGGACATAGCAGCGATTAACACCGGTTGGGCCGATTATATGCTGATGGTACTGGCAACAGACGAGAGTGCTGGGATAGTTGGTCCAAAACTGCTATTTCCAAACAATAGCATTCAGTCTGCTGGCGGTTTGTTTGATGGTAACAAGGGGCCTTTTCACAGGTATCTTGGATGGGCCGATCCAGATGACAGGCGCATCAATAAGCTGGAAAAAGTGTCGTGGCTAACAGGTGCTTGCATTATGATGAGAACAGCGGAATTTCATGCACTGGGCGGCTTCGATGAGGGGTATACTGGCGGGTATTTTGAGGATGTTGATCTGTGTATGCGAGTAAAGCATGAGATCAAAAAACATATCTGGTATCAACCTGCTTCCCACCTGTATCATGATGCAGGCTCGACAGGTGGAAATAAAAATTTTATGAAAAACAGCATACGGTTCCACCAGAAGTGGGACAGCCAGATTGTGCCAGATACTCATGTTGTATGGGTCAATTACTAATGGACACAAAAAAAATACTACTGCTGCAGACACTCTATCCTGTTTGTAGTGGGCGATATATGTACGATGCTTTTGAGCGGTTGGGTCACGATGTACGTGCTGCCGGAGATCGTGATGAGATAAAAAATCGGATATGGGGAATGCGGGTAAACGCGCGGCACATCTGGAATCCAAAGCGCCTTGAGGAGGGATGGTTCCCTGATCTTGTGCTGGTAATGGATTCGTTCACGATGATAAAAAACAGGCTGTCCTGCGCGACCGCAGTTTATGGCGTAGATAATCACGTCTCACGCTATTTTTATGATGATGGAATCCGGTATGATCATTATTTTTTTGCGCACCATGACGGCCCGGCTATGCCAGTTTCAGAGATAGGGGCAATCTGGTTACCATGTGCATACGATGAGAGATTTTTTTGCAGCACTGACAGGAGCATCGAAGAACGCCCCTTTGACTTTGGGTTTAATGGGGTACTGTATCATAATCGAGCGCAGCTGATTGATGACATCCGTGATAGTGGGCATAGCGTATTATCAACGACGGGGTTATTGTATGGCGAGTACAACGCAGTAATGGGGTTGTGTAAAGTTGGGCTGTGCCTGAGCGTTAATGGCGATCTGGCAATCCGGGTTTTTGAAAACATGGCGTCAGGGTGCGTAGTAATGACAGATGCAACAAAAGACCTTGAGCGTCTGGGCGCTCGTGACGGCGAGGAGTTTATTGGGTTTGATGGTACGATTTACGATTTGATTAAAAAGTACGATTCGATGTCAGAAAGCGATCTGGTGCGTATACAAAAAAACTCAGAACGATGGGTAAAAAATCACACATGGACACACAGAGCGCAACGGATACTGGAGGTAGTTTTTGGGTAAAAAAATCTACCTGTCTGCCAGTTCGTGGCCGGGTGACCCTGCACGGTATTTGATGAGAGCGTTTAAGCAGATTGGTCACGAACTGGCGATCAAATACTGGGAGTCTGACCTGATAGTCAACTCGTGCAACAAATACGCAGTATCATCAAGATGTCCAGAATGTGCATACATTCTGGATAGTATGCAGTACGATTTTTCTGATAGCGCGTATGAGTACATAAAAATGGGTTATTCCAGACCAGTGTATTTTGTCGATAGCCGCGATGTAACCAGCGAGAATCATAAATGGCTGCCATACGCCTATGATGAACAGCTTCATGGTTTTGGTTACGCATATGATGAGCGTCCGTTTGCCGTGGTGCTGTATGGGCAGATAAATGATAAACGACAGAAAGTGCTGGATGAGGTAAAAAAAATAACACATGTTGCGACCGGGTATGGCGACCATATTCTTTACAGCACGTGCTATAAAGCGGCAAAAATCAGCCTGTGCCAGTCTCGCTGCGGTAATCTGGACAGCAGGTTTTTTGAGAGTATGGCAATGGGCGCTGTGGTGGTGGCGGACAGGAGAGCGGATATAGACGCACTTGGTTTTATCGATGGCGTCGATTATCTGGGATACGATACACCAGATGAGGCGGCGGATTGTGTCGAGCGGCTGTTGTCATTCCCGTCGCTTGCAAAATCACTGCAAGCTCACGCTTTGCAGTCAGTGAAACCTCACTCGTGGACTGCACGAGTGCAAAAAATATTGGAGGATTTTGGGTTATGCGAGGATTGAATTTAGGATGTGGCAGGATACAGTTTCCAGTAGCTCCAGATGCACCTTATATCTGGCATCTGCGAAAATACCTTAATGAGTATTGCCCGACAGCTCACGATTTTGACGCAGAGTGGATAAATGCAGATCGAAATCAAATTGACGGGGTAGATGTGCAGGTTGACCTGTTCACATATCCGTGGATTCTGGATGGCGACCGTCCAGCGAGAGACAATTCGTTTGACGTGATATGGGCAAGTCACATTATTGAGCATATACCCCACAGGGCTGAGTACAACCAGTACGCGGATTACAACCTAAAGCGAGCAGGCTCGGTTGATGGCTGGTATGCATTTTTTTATGAGGTATGGCGATTGTTGAAACCGGATGGCATTGTACATCTGGTTTGCCCAAGTGCTTTCAGCGCCAGCGCAGTAGCCGATCCATCGCACTGCCGGTATATTTTACCAGAATCATTCAGCTACTTTAGACCTAATTTATCAGACCCATTCGATTATGGGATTGGTTATGCTTTTGACGCAATCAACAACGCAGAGGTTCGGCTGGTAAAAGAGGCGGAAGAAAAGTACAAAGAGTATGACGATATGTATCTCGCATATCTCAATGCGGAAGGCGAGCAAAAAAAAGAGTTATATGCTATTACAAAGCAGAAAAATCAAGAAATGATTAAGTATATGAATCGTCATATTAACTGCATCGAGGAATTGTACCTTGCGATGAAGCCAGTTAAGTGAAAATCGAGGGTATAATTAGGTTATGCAAATATCTCTGGAGATTGATGATAACGGGCTAAAAGAGCGCCTTTCAAAAGCAACACCGGAAACAAAGCGCAAAGCGTGGGCGAAAATGCGCACAGTATCGTTTGCGATGGCTGAGCGTGTGAAGATGTGGCTGCTTCTGTCTGTAGACACTGGACGCGCGCGGTCGTCGTGGGGAATATGGACTAACGATCTGGTCAAACCAAACCCTGACGCCAGCAGCGAGGATGCGGTTTACATAGAAGACGAAGCGAACATGAAAATCACGCAGGGCACAAACGTTGAGTATGTTCTCGATCTGGAAGAGGGCAGCAGCCAGCGCATGCCCGGTGGCGGAATTTCTGTGGCTGCTCAGGTGGCGGCAGATTTAATCGTAAAAGAGATTGGTGAGCTACTGGACGAGGTGATTTAATGGCATTCAGCGCTCAGTATGGAGATTATAACGTACAGGCGAGTTTTAACAACTGGTTCGTTACTCGTGTGACTGCTAATGGCACTCCAGCATGGATGCCCAGCGCGCGCGTTGTTTTCGATTACGGCACAGAGAAACCTCTGTTTTCTGGTTATAGTGGTCATGCATTCAGCGTAACGCACTTTGAGAGCAATGTTATGGAACCGTATCAGGGGCGTAATGTTGACAACGGGAGTTTAGGCCATACAAGGCGCGGAATGGTTGAGATTGATGTATGGATAAATAAAAATGTGGCCGGGAGTCTGTCAGTAGCGCGAATGAGGCAAGCGTGCGATATGGTGTCACGTCTGCTGACATCAGCGCGATCTGTGCCAATTTCTGATTTTTACTCATCTACTGCTAATCCGCCGTCCCTGTCCGCTTCGATCAGGCTGCATGAATTTTCAATGACAAATCCGATTCCAGATGTTAATCCAGATGTTATCAGAACGAGGTTCGTAATCCCATACACATGGGTTTATCGCTCGTAACGATGTTATAATATGAGTAGTGCCATGTGCCCGATTTTATTCGGGCTTTATTTTTTTTCTACAGGAGTGAGTTATGCCAGAGCGGGAAGCAAGAGTTTTTGCAGAGGGTAGTTTGAGATGGGCGCAGGCGAGCGGCAGCGGGTTGTCATGGGCAACCGCCAGCGCAGCGGCCACAGGTCTACTCGGTTTTGTACAGGCCGGTATGTCTATAAACAGTGCGCGTGACATGCTCGCGGTTTATGATCGTGGCCTACCGAGCCATCATAAATGGATGCAGTCGACCATGCCTGAGGTGACATTCACGTTTTTGCAGGCAGTGACCGCCAGTATGCCACCACTAGCGCCAACTGCCAGCGGCGCTAGCGTTCCTATGTTGCATTTTGAGATGAAACACGACATCGACGAAATACCGGGCAGCGCGCACTTCTGGCAGTTTGTTGGGGGTGTTTGTCTGTCGAACGGATTTACAGAAAACCGGGAAGGCAATACCATCCAGCAGACCTGGCGTTTTCTGTCATACACGGGGCCCACGGCTAGCGGATATTTGGCGACCGGCGGCCAGTAAAGGGGGCTGCCAATGGCAGAGGTATTTACGTGGGCTGAGGGGAGCGCCTACTTTTGGAGTGGAAATTCCAGCACGTCGGCGCGTCTCTCGTTTGCTCGCAACGCGACTGTTGCTACAACAGTATCACGATACAGATACCGCGTTCCCTACGCATCGACATGGACGTACATCGAAATTGACAGGGGCGCGGATTTGTCGATCTCGCAGGGTTTCAGCGATAAATCGCTGCTGAATTACCACCAGAATGCTGCTGGTGGGGTAGTTCACTGCCATATCAAAAATGTGGTTGGCACAACAGGGACAAGTGGCGGAATTTTTCTTTGGACAGGTGAAATCAAGAGCCTGTCGGTTGGTGGCGGGGATGGCTCTGAGATGGCTGTCTCTCTCGCGGCCCATTTCGACAACTGGAGCGCATACTAGATGAACAAGCTGATCAGAGTTGTCCTGTCACTAGTCAGTGATCAGTTCTCCAGCGGGATACAGAGCGCGATATCGAGCCTATCCGGCTTTGGCAATATTGTCTCGGGGCTGCGAGATGGCTTCTTGATGCTGAAAGGCGCGGCAACGGCGGTCTGGGATACATTTATTAAGGGCGCTATTGATGAGGAACGCCTAATCAGACAGATGGGAATTCTGGCAGGAAGCAGCGAAAAAGGCGCTGCACTTGTCGAGCGACTTGATAAATGGATCGTGCAGACTGGGGTTGATGGGGCTGATGCTGAAGCCGCTTTCAGTGATCTGGCTGTTGGTATCAAAGCTGCAACCGGAGAGCTTGACCCTGATCAGCTTTTCAAGTACATGGAGATCATCGAGAGTCTGGCTCTCGCAACCGGGAAAACTGCCTCGGATTTAGCGCGTCCAGTCATGCGCGCGATAACTGGAGATGTTGAGCAGCTAGCGAGAGCACTGGGGATCAACAAAGAGAGACTGGCTCAGCTATCACCAGAGTTTGCAAAAATGATGGACAGCGCTACTCAGGCGGGCGAGGCGCAACTCGGAGCAGTTACGAGACTGGCAGGTCGCAGTGAGCAGGTAGCAGGTGATGCGCTCAAGGCGCTGGAGGAGATTACTGCTGGTCTGACTGGTGGTCAGGATGTGCTGTCTGATTTTGGCGATAGTACTGAAGCCGAGTTAAACAGGGCTAAGCAGAACTGGGATGATTTTACCGAATTGGTTGGAGAACAATTTTTACCGATCATCACTGACGCGCTGCGAGAAATAAACAAATGGATAGAAGAGCATCCAGAGGAAATCAAGCAGTTTATTGAGGCGTTCGGGAATTTCTCAGCCACACAGTGGGAGCGATTCGCTGATGCACTTTCTCGTGTTGACTGGGAAAAGATCGCAGACGTGATGCTGCTTATGGTCGAGGTTCTCGACAAAATGACGAATGCTGAATGGAAACTTCCGGGGGAAGATTTGTACGGCCTGTCGGCGGGACAGCTCGGAGCTATGGCTGCTACGGAGGGCAAAGCGCTAGAAAGCCAGTATAATGGACAGCTCGGAGATGTGTCGACTGCGGCGCAGCTTGGAGGTTTAGGAAATTCTGCTGCCATGAAGGCGGGCTGGCAGCTTGGAGGTTGGATTGCGTCTAATATCAAGATCACTTTCGGGATTGATGAAGAGGGCCAGCTAAACGTAAAAAAGATCGCTGAGGACAAGGCGACAGACGCAATTGGTGCGGTTATCGAGAATATGACAGAGCAGCATAGCAAAAAGGGCATGAGGTAGTCATGGGCAGTTTTAGCATCAATGGAACTTTCAGTGCGTGCTATGATCCTGATATGGAGTCATGGGACGGTACTCCTGTGGTGGGCGCATTCGTTGGTGGGCGTCCGATCCGTCAAGGGTGGCCATCCTGTACGCTGCGTTTTCCTCCGCTTCCCAGCGCAGGCTTTAATGAACTGGTATCACGGTACGAGGCAAATAAAAGCTCGCAAACCAGCGGGAATGTTCCAGCGGTCAGCGGCTATGGATTTCGCGCATGCAGTGCATATTTTGAAGAGCCGCATCTGGGCGGGTTCGACGGTGGTTTTGCGCTTGGAGTAACAATGAGGGTTTCGAGGATTGGCTGGTACTAATGGCTCTTTCTGCACAGCAACTAACATACCTGAAAACATGCGACCAGCGATTTAAGGCGTCCGTTGCATTGTTTCCTGCCTACTCCCCAACCATCACCACCCCCACCCCCGGAGCTGGAACACTGCTAAACCATAAACCAATCCCCATGGTGTCGCCGCGCTACAGCGTTGTTGATAACAGTGGGTCGATAACATTGTATGCAACAGACAGCTATAATCGTGGCGGCGAGTATGTTGGAAATAGCAACATCGCATGGGCTAATACAGGTGGTAGTGGCACTCTGGTAGATAACGCAGACGGCACGGCGACATACACTGCACCTGCATCTGGTTCTGGAACAAACCTGATCACTATGACAGCATCAAACGACTATGGCGACAAAGATGCTAAAGTGTATGTTGCATACCCTAAAAGTGCATACGATGCTATCGCAGCTGAGATAGCGAGTATGTCAGGCAGTGTTGAGCAAAAAGGGTGGACTGTGACACTGAGAGTGCGCGGTGATACGAGCGCATTCGAGATAGGCAAAATTGTCCTGTTGCACATCGATGATACGTGGTCTGGAACAACAAGTACTTTTGGTGGATATAAGTACGCTGAGGGTGTTTTTTGTGGTTACATCACAGACATGCAGTATTTTGAATCATGGGATGGGCAGCGATGGCTGGGCATAGAAGCACAATCTAGCTGGTGGAAACTCGATCAGATTCAGATCGCGGAAACATACTGGGGAAGAACGAAAGCGACCGGGCGCTATTATCGCAGTGATTTTGTTCCCGTAGACGCTGCGTGGAAATTTGTCAACGATATAACCGATTTCACTAGTAGGCATAACGTAACGCTGTTTTACGACACAAATGTCATTGACGATTTGATCATAGGAAAAAGCGCTGATGGCTATACCAGCCTGGCGACCATCATTGAGGATTTGATGGGGCGTGGCCTTGCGATTGCATACACTGACAGGTACTCCAGTCTGATGTGCATCCCTGATCCAGATGTCAGGAGTGCTGAATGGTGGGGAACTCCAGAGCCTATGTTTGATTCATCTGGAGATGGCGCGCTGACTGAGCAGTTTTGTTTTAGCTATGAGATACAGAGACATCATACACCCAATGTCAAAAAGCTATCGTTGATAGCATACGATAGCAGTAAACTTGGGCTATGGGCAGTCAGCCAGGCGAGCGCTGGTTCGCCCGGCAGTGAGAGTGCCATTAAGGGCCTTTTATGTGATGATGTGTTACAACTGGTTGCGTGGGCAAAAGAGAAGCGGGCGCAGATGAATAAGCCGTGGCATATCCGCGCCGACATCCCTCTCAATCACGTAGTTGATATATGCAGTCCGGTTGATGTTGATTTTACCAACCCGCTGTTAGCCGGTGGACTAACTGCTGCCGGTCTGGCATGGGTTGAGTCAATCAGCTATCGGCCAACCACCGATGGAAAGTGGCGCGGGCAGTGGGTTCTGGCTAAAAACACTCAGAGCGATACAGGACTCTCTGGCGAAATCACGGGATGGGGCGGAACGGGGCAATGGGGAAGCAGGAGCGGTATCACCGGAATCGATCTTGAAAACACAGGAGGATGGACTGCGCCAAGTCAGGGTAGCTCGACGTGGTATCATCTATTTAATTTTATAAACTCAGGTTATGGAGGTTGGAGCGCTCAAACTGATATAAACTACCACACCTCAGGCTACGCTGGCAGCTATCAATCCGGCTATGGCTGGAGCGCTATGAGGGTCTGGAGCACAGATGATAATCGGTGGGACTGGTGGATTGACATATACCAGCCTATCAGCCCGCGGACGATCACGGGAATGCGATTCTGGATAAGTGCAGGTGGCGGCGATTCGCTCGGTTTTATCGTACACTCAGAGCAGGATATGGTGGATACAAGCGGAATCAACTTTGTACAAACGTCTCCGCTTACGCCAGGTGTCAGTATCCAGAGTGCAGCAACGTCGTATGAAAACGTAAGCGGATTAACAATTGGTTTTGCATGTTATGAGCCGCCCAGCGCGGTCGATGGGCCACGGATTTACAGTGCAGCGTTTGGTGGATATGGAGCCGATCCATTTTCGGGGTAATTTATGGCAAATTACGATCTTGATAATCTGGCAGCAAAATTAGGAGACCATATTGACGCAAAGGCCGCTTCAATGTGGCCCGGCACTACGTTACTACAGGTCATCGATGCCTCTGATCAGATTGCTCAGGGTTATGTCTGGTGCGATCTGGCTAGCACAGTTGTCAGGTGTTATGTACCAAATGGCATCAAGCTGGACGCGGGGCAGGTCATATATGCTCTACCTGTCAATTCGGGAACCGACAGCGAGTATGTCTGTCTGGGTGTTTCGTGGAATGGCACAGATAACAGTCGATTTCCACGTATGGTTGCTGAGAGCATAGAAAAACCTGACGGAACGCCTATCGGTGGAGGAAGCGGAACAGTAACCAGCGTAGGTATAAGCGCATCTCCGGCAAGTGTTTTTGGTGTGAGTGATTCTCCAGTGACTAGCAGCGGAACTATTGCACTATCGATGGACAACCAGAACGCTAATGTTGTGTTAGCAGGCCCATCCAGTGGAGCCGCCGCGGAGCCAGCATTCAGAGCGCTGGCGGCTGCGGATATACCAACCAGCTTGCCATCGCTGGATCATAACTCGTTGACCAATCTGGATACTGGTGATGTGCATACCCAGTACATTCTAAAATCGCTGTTTGAAGCGAACACGTTGCTAAAAGCGGACGCGGACAACACGCCAGAGGCACTTACTATCGCAGAGAGCAGCATAGTTGGCAGGCTGACTGGCGGAGAAATTGGCAGCCTGACAGGAGCGCAAGCGGCCACGCTCTTACCTGATGTGGTTGGTGATTCTGGCAGCGGCGGAACCAGTGGACTAGTTCCGGCTCCGGGGGCAGGGGATGCAGCAGATGGAAAGTTTCTTAAGGCCAGCGGGGAATGGGCTGTTCCCCCATCCTCATCGGGAAGTGCTGGTGGTGATGCATTAGAAGCTCGCCTAACACTTGAGACTGGCGTTGCAGTTAGCGTAACCGCTCAAACTGCAAAGACAACGGTGTACCTGACACCATATCACGGTAATTTTATCAGTGTTTATGATGGGGATTCGTGGTCACAACTGGAACTAACGAGCGACATCAGTATAAAATTAACAGACTCACAGACAGGAACAACAACAAATGGCAATGCTCAGATAACTGGTCTGACTGACACCAGCCAGCTCATCGCCGGAATGCTGGTATCCGGTACTGGCGTGGCGGCGAATTCAACGATCAGCAGCATCGATAGCGCGACTGCGGTAACCCTGAATAACAACTGCACGGCAAGCGGAACGGTTACCATCACTTTCAAGGTCGCAGCAAATAAAAATTTAGATATTTTTGCAGAAGATTCCAGCGGGCTTGTTTTGTCGATGGTAGCGTGGACAAACGACACCACCAGAGCAACCGCTATTGCATTACAGGATGGTCGATATGTTCTGAGTGGAAGCGAGACCAAGCGGTACTGCGGGACTGTGCGCACCACGTCCACTGACGGTCAGACCGAGATTACATCATCAAATTGTTTGTTGTTTAACGCAAAAAACAGAGTGCAAAAAAGGCTATTTTGCACAGATTCTACTTCTCAGTGGACATACACAACAGCTACGCACAGAGCAGCTAATAATAACACGACAGTAGGTACAGGGCGTGTAGCATTTGTTGTTGGTATAAATGACATGCCGGTATCGGCAACAAATGTAAGTGGAGCAGCGAATAACTCTGCGGTCGTACTCGCGATTGGTGGCATTGGTATAGACAGTACATCAGTAAACAGTTCTACGGTAAGTCATGGATACGGAGTCTTAAACACAGCAGGGTTATACTCAACTATACTGTCCATATACCATGCGTTTACTGGAATCGGTTACCATTATATACAGCGTCTC